CAGGCGCATGCGATCCATGCCGCGCGTCGACATACCTTGCGCTTCCAGGAAGTCACGGCCCAGCTCGAGGATGCTCAGACCACGATATTGGCGACCGTTGTCGGTCAGCTTGGTGCCGGCATGGACGCGGTGCATGATCGCTTCTTCCACGCCAGCCATGCGCACTTCGTGCTCGCTGCCGACGACCTGGATGCGAACGTTATGGTGGCCCCCACGTGCAACGTCGTTGCGCGCCATTTCGTCGAGTACGGCGGCGCGAGCCTGGTCGACCGAGTTGCCGCTGCGGATCAGGCCAGCGGCCAAGCCGGCGACATTGTGGCGGGTGCACAGTTCGGTGATATCGGCGGCGCGGGTTGCAGCGTCTTGCGCAGCACGCGTCGCAGCGTCTTCAGCGGGCGGCTGCACGGCTGGCGTCGAGGCCGGGGCAGGTGCTGGATCGGCCGCTGAACGGGTGGCGGCGGTAGGCGCAGGGTTCTGGGCGCCCGGCTGGGTAGCAATGGTCATGTTGTCTTCCTGGTTGGATGGAGCGGAATGGGCGGGCGCCCGGGTAATGAATTCGCATGGGTGGCCGTTTGCCGGCGCGCTGCGCGTGCTCGCGTCAGCGTCGGCCGGGACGGTCACGAAACTGATTTCGAACGGCTGCCAGCGCACGGCACGGTACAGGTCCATGTTCACGCCGTCGGTGCGATCGATGGCGCGAGTGATCTCGAAGGTGGTGATGTTGTAGCCGAACGAGATCGATCGGATGATGCCGGCCTTGATGTCGGCAACGATGCCGGCCATCTCCTGGCGCGTCGACAGGCGCAGCGTGGCGCGGCCTTCGCCGTTCGCGATGCTGCCTTCAAGCGCGATGCCGATGATCGACTGGACGCCACCGTGCATGCGGTGGTTGTCGATGACCTGAACAGTCCCGGCCTCGAAGCGCGTCATGTCGACGGCTTCTGGCGTAACAGCCAACTCTTCCTCGTATGGCTTGTCGGTCCACCAATCGTAGCGGCGAACGCGCGAGCCGGTCGTCCACACCACCTCGACGGTGTTGTCGGCTTCGTTGTAAGTGGTCGGCACCAGCTGCGCCGCGCGCGAAAGCGAGGGCATGTTGCGCGGATCGCTGGCAGAGCGGGTTTGCGGAGTGGTGGTAGGCGTCGTCATGCACCCCACTCTACTTATTGCACTGTCTCAATTCTCGGAAAACTGAGACAACTTTCACGACGACTATTTGCGTTGCTTGATGGCGTAGTAACGCCCAGACTGGAGAACCATTTCCGGGGCGTGCCCTGGCTCGGAATCGGTGCCGAGCAGCTCTACGGCCTCCGGCGCATTCCCGCCCAACTCACTTGTAGTGAAAGGATCTTCCAACGACGTACGCGCCTCGATGTCGCGCTCCAGCTGCGCGCGCACGGACGGTAGGTCGGCGATGTTGAACATCAGGTGTCCCTCCGCTTGAAGCGAGTGGTCTTGTCGAACTGCTCAAGGTTCTTGCAGTTGACCCGCGCCTCCCACCGCCAATCCTCTGGTGGCTCACTACCCGTGCCGCCCAGGAACGCCACGACATAAGTGCGCGTTACACCTTCCAGCGTGGCTGTCTGGATTTGCGGGGGCGCCAGCTCAACCACGCCGGAGAGGATCAGCTCGATTGCCTTGCTGTTATCGTCCAGCGGAGTGGTGGCGCGATCGGCCAGCTCTACGGTGATGTCGGCGGCATAGCGGCTTTTCTCATCCGGATCCCGAAAGCAGAACCAGTTACCTTCTTCGTCTTGCCATGGGGCGCGTGCATTCATTTAAACTCCGTTACGTTTTCGCTGCTACTTTTAAATGGTGTGATCCGGCTACCCGTACCTTCGAAAGGCGTGACGCGCGAACCGCTACCGCTGAAGGGCGTAACCCGGCTTCCGCTGCCGCCGAATATGACCACGCGGGACGGGTGAATTTTTGAGACATCGAATGGTGCGGATTGCCCGACAAAGCGCAGCGTCACGTTGCCGCCGCTTAGATCAAGCCGCGAACCGCTCATCTGCAGGCGGTGCGTGACCAGCGCGCGAATCTGCCCGGCCGCGAGTGCGATCCGCGCTGGCGCCACCGCCATACGGCGCGCCGCCCGCATACGCACTTCGCCCGCCACCATCTTGATCGCCGCAGCAGACACCGGCAGCGTGTGGCCGGCCGGGGTTTCTTTCTGGCTGTACAGCATGCCGGCCTGGCCAGGGGCAATCACAAGCGCCGTCGGCGCGACGAACATTCGGCGGGCAACACGCATCGCCACTTGGCCACTGCCGACAGCCAAGCTCGTGGGTTGCACCCGCAAGCGGCGCGAGACGGCCATGCGCACCTGCCTGCTGGCTATCTCCAGCGCAGCTCCCTCTACTGCGAGGATCCGCTGCAATGCTGCTGCCGGCTCGAAATCACCCTCATCATCCGGTCCTGCGAACACCTGCCAGGCGTTGTTGCTAAGCGACCGAACTTCACGCGCGCTCAACGTCCGCGCATAGATCAAATCCAGGTATGGCAGGAATGAGGCATTCGTTCGCCCACCTGCGGCATCAGCATGCAACACACCAATGCCAGTCGACCCCGCTGGCAAAGTACCAGATCCAACCTCGCCAGATGCGGCAAACTCGCCATTAACGTAAAGCTCAGCAATGTTTCGTGCTTTGTCCCATAAGCCAGCTACGACGATGCTCTCATCGGCGACCACCGGCACGCTGACAGCGATCGTGCCACCTGGGTATGTGAAGATTAGCCCCTGGCTGTTGATCCCGAGACCCGCCCGTGTGTCGTTGGAATTGCCAAGGTTTCGGAGCCGCATTGAATAATTGGTGCCTACGGCCAAACCAATCCGCCGAACTAGCGAGACAAAGCTGAAGGCGTCAGCGTTGGCAAGTGGACTGTTCAGACGTGCAGCGATGGGGTCCTCGTAGCCGCCGCCGGTGACGCGCGCCATGTGAAGACCGAGTGGCCCGGCCGCTTTGAACTCGACCATTGGCCCGGTCATTACGGACACCAGTCCGCTGGTGAGCAGGTTTCCCCGATCGATAATAGGCCGCGCCTGCGGCTGATAGCGCATGCCCAGCATAGGTCAGCCCACCACTGCTTGCAGTCTCGACTCCACGATGACGCCGTTGGTGACATTGCCGTACGCGATAACACGGGCGAACATCACTCCGCGCCCCATGGGTAACGAACTACTGACGTTGCCGCCGGGCACAGTGCTACCGCCCACGGTGAAGTAATCAAACCAGTTCGTCCCGTCTGGCGACGTCTGCAGCACGATCGTGCACGCGACGGTTGGGGCACTCGCATCGTTCGTGATTTTGTAGGCCCATTCTCCACCGGCGAATCCACGCACATCCGCTGTGGGGCCAACCACTGGTGCCGCAGCCGTCGTGCCCGCCACGACACTGGTTGGCACCAGGATGGTGACTGCCTGTTTCGTGATCGCCATTACTTCTTGCTCCCGTCTGGGTTAAACAGCGCTTCGGCTACCTGCTGCGGCGTGAGCGGATCCGGTTGCTGGCCCAGCGCGCAAAGCGTCTCGACATCAGTGGACGAGATCACATCGGCGCCAAGGCCGCGCAGCGTGGCCTGCACCAGAGGCGAACCGATGCGCACCAAGCTGCGCTCGAGTAGCGAAACCACATGGCGCATATCGGGGTCAGCCCGGATGTGATCGATCAGCAGGTTGCCGGCGGAAATGCCGATCTCCTCCAGGATCGTGCCGTATCCAATCTCGAGCTCATTGTTACAGGTGCGGCCAATGGAGAGACGCTCGGCCAAGGCTGCGCAATCCCGCGCCGCCAGCGCTACCGCACATGCAGGGTCGGAGTGCGCGCGCATGCGCAGCACTGCTTGTTGTTCAGGATTCATGGTCAGCTCAGCGTCAGCACGCCAGCAGTGGCGTCGAAGTCCAGGGTGAGGCTTTCGCCATCGTTGAGGGTGATGCTTGACCCGTAGTCGCAGTAGCCGACCAGCGGCTTGCCGGACGCGGTGTCGTTGTACACGACCGCGTAACGCAGTGGGCCGATGGCACCGCCGGCGGCGGTGATCACCTCGTCGGCGATCGCGACTTTGGCCGTGCCGGACACCTCGGTCAGTACGACCGCATCGAGCGCATAACCGCCGGCGACGTATGCGCCGCCGGTCACCTGGGCGATATCGGCCAGCTGCGCAGCCGCAGCGGAAGGCACCGTGTTCGTCAGCGCGACCTTGAAAGTGTGTGTACCGAAGTTATGCGCGCCGCGTAGAACCTGCTCGGCGAAGTCGTTGAATTTCTGGAGTGATGGCATCGATAATCCTGTAGCTGTTGGAACAGTGAATGCGGCACCCACGCCGCACCGAAATTAAGTTTTGGCCGGTGCTGCCTTATCAGCGTCTGCGGCCTGCGTCGGCAGGTTCCCGCGCTGCATGAAGAGCATCACGTCAAGGATGCCCAGTTCGCGCAGCCTTGCAACATCCTTCGCCAGCTCGGTGAAGACGATCTCCGGGTCGTAGCCACGCTGTCGCAGCTTCTCGCTGAAGCTGGACAGCCCGCCGCCGATTTCCGCCAGATCGGCTTTCACGTCCTGTTCGGGATTCACGTAGTCCCACTTTGGAGGGCTGAAATCGACCGACATGTCACGCGTCTTGATCAGGCCAGCCAGGTAGGCATGCTCGATGAAGGCGTCATAGATAGGAACCAGCAGCTTTGGGATCAGCGTCAGCCATTGCATTTGCGTCACCGCGCGCCGGAAGT